AAGTAAGGTCTCTCCAACAAAACTAGCCCCGAAAGGCAAATCTCATGGCTTATACAGAAACATCCTCCCTATCAGTTGACCAGGTGGCGTTTGATCGCCTGGCCTATTTCGCTCTCCGTTCAGAACTATTGTTCGACGCTGCTGCCGATGTCCAACCAACCCAACAGGCCATGCCTGGTACTGGCGTAACGTTCACGATCTTCAACGATCTTGCTACCGCTACCAGCACCTTGTCGGAAACCACTGACGTTACTGCACCCGCTTTGAGCGACTCGCAAGTCACGGTTACCCTCAACGAATACGGTAACGCCGTTATCACTACCGCTAAGTTGCGTGGAACTGCTTTCCTTGACGTTGACTCGGCTGCCGCTAACATCGTTGGTTACAACGCTGGTGCATCAATTGACGAAGTTGCTCGTGAAGTTCTCGCTGGTGGATCAAACGTGATCTACGGTGGTGGCGGTACGACTACTCCTTCAAGCCGTACCACGGTTAAGGCTGTTGACATCATCGAAGCTAACGACATCCGCAAGGTGACCGCACAGCTTCGTGGTGCTAACGTTCCTACTTTCAACGGTTTGTACATGGCTTACATCCACCCCGATGTTGCTTATGACTTGCGCCGTGAAACTGGTGCTGCTGCTTGGCGTGACCCGCACGTGTATCAGGATACGTCTAACATCTACAACGCCGAAATCGGTGCTTTTGAAGGTGTCCGTTTCATTGAGACTCCTCGTGCAAAGGTGTTCCAGAACGCTTCTGACGGTTCGGGTTCAACCGGAACTATCGAAGTTTACTGCACTCACGTGATGGGTCGTCAGGCTTTGGCTAAGGCGTACTCGTCAATTGACGGTAACGGTTCAGTTCCGAAGGTCGTTCGTGGCCCCGTGGTTGACACCTTGAACCGCCTCCAGCCTATCGGTTGGTACTGGTTGGGTGGCTACGGTCGCTTCCGTGAGGCTTCGCTGCGTCGAATTGAATCAGCTAGCTCTCTCTGAGTTTGTCCGGTGTAAAGGCCGTGTGGTACGATACAATTGTGTTGTGCCACACGGCCTTTCTCTATCTAGGAGTGTTTGATGAGTATTTCTAATTATGGTGAATTAGCGTTTTTGAATACGTTGCGGAATACGTCGTTTGCTGTTGCTACGCCGTATGTAAAGTTACATTTGGGTGACCCTGGCGAAGATGGTACGTCTAACGCTGCTGTTAATGCGACTCGTAAGGCTGTTTCGTTTAGTGCTGCGTCGTCTGGTTCGATGGTTTCTAGTGCGACGGTTGAGTGGACTAATGTGTCTACGACTGAGACTTATTCTCATTGGTCGTTGTGGGATGCTTTGACTGCGGGCAACTGTTTGTGGTCTGGTGCTTTGGCTTCGTCTGCTGCTGTTACTGCTGGTGATACTTTTCAAATCACTTCTTTGACTTTAAGTTTGGACTAAAGTAAAACATGGCTAGCACATTCCCCACATCACTAGACAACTTCACAAACCCTACAGCGGCAAATGCGCTGAATTCGCCGGATCATGCGTTGCAACACTCCGACATCAACGATGCGGTTGAGGCTCTTGAGGCGAAGGTAGCAATCGGTAACACGATTTTAGGGAAATACACAAGTTACACGCCTACTTTTCCTTCTGGGTTAACTCTTGGTAACGGGACTGCTACTGGTGGTTATTGTCGTGTTAACGACTTTGTGCATTATTGGGGTCGTGTTGTTTGGGGTTCGACAACATCAATTAACACCTCAGGTTTGCAGGTTTCGTTGCCTATCAACCATGATGCAACATTCACCAGCACTACTGCAACGCTTACTGGTTTTGTTGGTATGCGTGATGTGAGCGCAGGTGTCACTCATACGGGTGTGATCCGAACGATTGAAGGTTTTTCTGGTACTGCGTCGTTAGCATGTCAGAACATAGTGAACACCTACACCGCAAGCGCAGGAATCGCAACCACTGTGCCGATGACATGGGCAAATACTGACATTGTTGTTTGGTCAATGTTTTATAAGGCGGCATGATGAACCTATTAGCAGACTACGAAACCACAGCACCTGACGAATGGCTCATCGAGCGTATGCGCCTACGCCGTGACGCACTCCTAGTCGAATCTGACTGGGCGATGATCCCAGATACACCAACCGATAAAACGGCATGGGCCGCCTATCGTCAAGCGTTGCGGGACTTCCCTGCAACATGGGAACCAGCCTTCAGCGTTGACTTCCCAGAAAATCCCTAAAACTGCGGTAGGTGTGGCTTCAGTGAATGTCACGACCGGCGCATTAATTAATAGTTTGTGGTTGGAGAAATAAATGACACGTTTATATAACGATTCTTTATTTCTGTATAACACCAGCAATCTTTCTTATAACGGTGCAACTGCTCGTACTGCTACAGGTTCAGGTTTAGGAACACAAACTGCTTCTCGTGTCCGTGTTAAAGTACGTACTGCTACTGGTTCGGGTGCTGGTACACAAACTGCTTCTCGTGTTCGTGTTAAAGTACGTACTGCCGTAGGTTCAGGGACAAGCACACAAACCGCTTCTCGTCTCCGTATCGTACTTAGAACTTCGACTGGTTCAGGGACAAGCACACAAACCGCTTCTCGTCTCCGTGTGCCAGTACGTACCGCTACTGGTTCAGGTGTAGGTACACAAGCTGCTTCTCGTCTCCGTATCGTACTTAAAACTGCTACAGGTTCAGGTGTAGGAACACAATCTGCTTCTCGTGTTCGTATCGTACTTAAAACTTCTACTGGTTCGGGTGCTGGAACACAATCTGCTGTTGGTCTCCACATTGCACCTAGAACTTCGACTGGTTCAGGTGTAGGTACACAAGCTGCTTCTCGTGTACTTATTGCTCTTAGAACCGCTACTGGTTCGGGTGCTGGTACACAAACTGCGTCTTATGTTCGTGTTAAAGTACGCACCGCTACTGGTTCAGGTGCTAGTACATCACTCAACAGTATCCTTCACAAAAACTTGCGTACCGCTTACGGTGCAGGTGGATCTACAACAAGTGATACTGCTATCGGTCTTCGTATCGTACTTAGAACTGCAACAGGCTCAGGAACAGAAATTGCTCGTTTATATAACGATTCAGTATTTCTGTATAACGCTAGCAATCTTTCTTATAACGGTGATATTGCTATCGGTCTGCACATCGCACCACGTACTGCGACAGGTCTAGGTGTAGGTACAGGGATTGCGTCTCGTGTATATATACCAACCCGTACCGCTACAGGTTTAGGTGCTGGTACATCACTCAACAGTATCCTCCACAAAAAATTGCGTTCTGCTACTGGTTTGGGGGCAAGCACAGACACACCTTCCACCTGGACAAAATCATTCATATTCAGACCACCCGTAGAAGATCGTTTCCCATGGGATGACTACAGATCATCCACCTCAGATCACCGGCTCTTTTCTAAAGCATCACAAGGGTATCGAGCAAGGAACATTTATCGTCTTATTGACGGTTCGTACACTACTAACGACCCTGGTGATCCATCTGTGGTCGAAAAGTTGTATTTGGGTGGCCATGAAAATTTTGTTTCTGAAACAGAGAAAACTCAACTTGTTTCAGCAGGATACACTGTTACTTGATTTATGATTAAACATCAAAAAACTCACCTCAAACTTGACGTTAAAGGGTTCACGCAAGAAGAATTGTTTGCTGAAACGCAATCATGGTATGCTGAAGCACAAGAATGGGCCACCGGCTTAATAAACAATGGAGACACATAATGCCTACTAGTTTTCCTACCAACCTAGACGATTTAGCTAACCCTAACCCATCAAATACGTTAAACAACCCTTCCCACAGCACCCAACACGCCAACCTAAATGATGCTGTCGAAGCTATAGAAACACAAATTGGTACTACTGCTGCTCCAGTGTTGGCTAGATTGGCTAGCCCTACTTTTACTGGTACTGTTAGAGCAAAGGCAACATCTGATACATATCCTCGTGTCCAGTTTTCTGAGTCAGGGAAAATGTGGTCGCAACCATCTAATTTCCCACCATACATGGGGGTACACAACACTCAATATGTTGGTTACGGCAGTGACACGCAGGTCTATATTGAACGATCTGAACCGACTGGCCATATTCTTACAGTAAAAATGAATCGCTTTCAAGCCATTGCCAGCGAACAAGCACAAGTAACATCAGGTTCTTTCCCTGCTTCGGGTAGCACGATCACTCTTGCTGATGCTTCAGCGTTCCCTAACTCTGCTAATTCGGGAACACTTTTCTATGAGCAGATCAGCGATGATCTGACTACAGCAGGGTCGTTGTCTGCTAGTTGGACAAACCGTACACCTTATGGCAGTCCTCTTTCAAGATTCACGGTTACTTCTACTGGTGCTTATTGCACCTTTGCTGATGGGCCTAGTATCGCTACTGTTTCAACTGGAGAACTTAATCACGAAGTTACTTGTAGATTTTCGGGAACATTGCAAAATGTTATGGGAATCGTTGTCAGATACAACGATCTTGGTAGTGGTTCTGCTTCTTGGATTAGTCTCCGCTATAACTCTACTTATGCTCAAATTGATGCTTACGGATTTTTTAGATCTACTGGTGGAACTGTTACTGGAACATATATTGGTCAAACAGAAACATTTGGTTTTGTTTCAGGCATGTATGTAAAAGCCGTAGTTGATTCCGATAAACTTGCTGTATACACCGGCGTGGTTGATGACCAAAATGAAATTCAATATTCGACACCACGCACATTTACATTAACTGATTCAAACCTACTTCTTGGAACTAACGCTGGACTAGTGCAACATGGCACTACTGTTTCAACTACAGAAAGATACACAGACTTTTCTGTCCAAGCCAAAAAGTCTTTTACATACACAGGCAAATCAGGTTCAAGTCTTACTGGTGTTACGTGCGCAACAGCAAAAACTTTTACTGCTGATGCGTCTACTTTTGCGACATATACTGATATTTCTCCTATCAATCTTATTACTGCGGTTGATTCGATAGGTGCAGTTATTTGGCGACTCAAAAATATGGGTGGTCAACATACCACCGATAACATTACGATGGGTGGTAACGATGATGGTGGTGAGATTGGTTTAGCGTTTCAGTCTGACCTTAGACGTAACGAGTCGGGACTAGTTTTCTTTGGTGATTCTGCTCCTAGCGGTACACCTGATGCTTCGGGTAATCGTGGTACTTTCTTGCGTCGTGTAAGCGCAAGGCTTATTCGTTCGGGTGGTCGTCTACATATTGCGCCATCTGATATTACTAACTATGCTGGAGCAGCTACAAGTGATGGGTCTGCTGCTACTCCGCATCTAGGTATCGGCAATGTTGACACAGGTTTGTATCTGACTACTGCTTCTAGTGTTGATACTTTGAATGTTTCTGCTGATGGAGCAAGAGTTGCTTCGCTAAATGCTGTGGGTTTAAACATTGTTGGTTCACTCAGTCGTGGTGCGCCAGTAACCAAGACTGCTAATTTCACTTTGGCTGATGGTGAGAACTGGGTTATCTGCAAAGGTACAGCATCTATCACAGTAACTCTACCTAGTGCCGCTACATATGTTGGTCGTGAAGTAACAATCAAAAACATTGCTGCTTTTACTGTTATCTCCGCCTCTAGCAATGTTGTCCCTATCGAGTCTGAGACTGCTGGTAGTGCTATCCTCCCTGCTACAGCAGGAACATCTGTCACACTAGTATCAGATGGCACTAACTGGATCACTATGAGAGCATAAAAAACATAATGACACGCTTCTACAACGACTCATTTATTCACAACGCACCTGGTTTCTGCAGGATATAACGTGAACTGATGACTATTATTTTATTAAATAATTTCGGATGGGACTCATAGCATGTTGTATACGTATGACGAAAGTACATTGACTTATGATTCCATAACTGTCACTTATGACAGTACATTAATTTATTTCACCCCACCTACAGACGCATATTTGAACCTTACCGACTTTGATGTTGACACAC